TCGGTGTCAAGCAGATGACGACGGAACCCTACCATCTTTTCCTGCATGGAATCGAGAACTGGTTTGATTCCGTCGTCAGAACCAAAGATCTTAGCCAGATTATCCATCTGGTGTCTTATCTCTTTGGCATCTTCTTCTTCCGACAATGATAGTCTGGTGTAAATAATCTTTTGTTTTTCAATGAGTTCTAAACATTCTTCTATGAACTCTAATTTTTCATCAGTTTCCATTGATGGAAACGATGTAGAGATGGATTGCAATTTAGCAAACGATTCTTGTAGGTATACTACTTCATCTCTAATTCTTTCGTGTTCAAAAAAAGACATTTTTTAGATAGGCAGTACGCCTTTTGAGGTTTTCTTAATATAATTAAGTTTTTGTGCCTCGTATTTAATTTTTTCTTTAAGAGGTTTTGAAATCAGTTTTGATACTGTTTCAATCTCAATAGAGTTCGTGTCACAGAACTCAACAATTGCCTCAATGTAATTCACATCATGATATTTGACAAGAGTTTCGATCTCGTCGGCAAACTTTGTTGGAGTCATAAAATTGTCTTCAAGAAATTCTTCTAGGGTTTTGATATCATCCATTGATTCCGTGGTATTCTTTGATGTACTCTTCAAGCAAGGTAAAATAATATTGGAGGTTTTCTTTTACAAAAACTTGAGGTTCACCATTCTCAACGGCAATAATGGTGACGATTTGGTCTACTTTTTGGTTGTATCTTTCATAATACATTCCTGCATATGCAGTTTCCTGCACAAAATAATCTTCGATCCATGACTCTTTTTTTGTTTTGCTGGATGTCTTAAAGTCAATTACACTAAGAGTGCCATCAAACTCAGCAATACAATCAACACGACCAGCCAACCTGAGAAAATCAGAGTAAAGAGGGGCTTCCAAAAGATGAATATTATCAATCCGATCGAGATCCATTTCCACCGATTTGAAGAGTTCATAAGTCAGAGGGTCAAACTTTTTGATTGAGTTGTTACGGAGATACTGTTCCGCCAAGTCATGGAAGAGGTTACCTCTGTTAGAGGCGCGAGTAGAGATGCGATTTGCCTTCTCTTCTCCAACCTTCTGACGCCATTGTAGTATATCTTTCTTCTTTTTGCAACCACTGACCGTGGTCACAGAAGGATACTTCTTTCCCTCTGGCGTGACGTAGAATCTTTTACCATCAGATTGTTCAACTACAAGTTCCTTAGGAGTAGGAACTTCTACATGACAAAACTCTTTCATTACATTCCTAATTTATATTTACTGATTAGATAACTCTTGACAAGACCAGATCTTACAATGTCATCTATACCAAACTCAAAGGAAGAAAACTCTTCCATCATTTGGATGATCTTCATGAAGTCATGAACACCTGTACGCTCATTCATTTTCACTAGATCAGATTGCGCTGCATCTCCAGAGAAAATAATCTTTGCATCTTGACCGACGCGAGTAATGATACTATCAAGTTCATGGAAGTTTAGGTTAGCAAACTCATCAACTATAATGATACAGTTATCAAGCGTAACTCCACGGATAAAAGAAGTGGACCAGAAAGAAATAGTTTCCTGAGACCTGAGGTTATCATAAAGCATTTCAAATGCATTGTCATCAGGCATCTCAAACATATATTTTACCATATGTTTGTATGGAATTTGATAAAGATTTGATTTGTCTTCATGGTCACCAGGTAAGAACCCGATCTCCCTAGTAGGAACTAGAGATCGGACAATATAAATCTTTTCGTATGCAGTATTAGGATTCAAAACCTCTCTCATGGCCAGGTAGAGAGAGATAAATGTTTTACCCGTCCCAGCAGCACCATGCAATAATAGATGTTTACCTTCTTCAAATGCCTCCCACACTTTCGCCTGTGTGTCGGTGATGGGAGTAATATTTGTTAGGTGCTCCGAATTAATAGGTTTCTTCCTTCTCATCTGTTTAACGGTCATAGGAGCACCGCTATTTGTTTGAGTAGGTGTAGTCTTTCTCTTTTTTACAGGCATCAGATCAAGTATATTGGGACAAATTAGCTCGAGGATGTTCGGATTGAACCTTTGACATTACCTCACGAAAACCATCAGATTGTTTTGGCAAACCATAGATTGTACCACCTACTCCTGCCATCCAATCTTTGTCCCAGTCTGGATTGGCATCTTTCCAATCAGAATATTCTTTCATGGTCATGGAAAGTTCTTTAGTCTCTCCAGTCTCTTTATTTTTTACAGGATATGTAGGCATAACAATAAACGGCGTAGGACTATTTATACTATCTTAACCATAATGGCTTTGCATCTGGATCTCTGAGATAGTTATCAGAAACCCAGTCTTTACTGGCAATATACATTTTGTATGCAGTAAAAGTATCAATGGATTCATCTAATTTATATTCATTTGGCATAGCGCGAGTAAAATCTGTTGCCATAGGCCAACATGTAATTGCTTTACCACTCTTTTGATGGAATACTTTCTTTGCATAGAACAATGTCTTTTGACAAGAGTGTTCTTTATCATAACGTCTCTTGTACTCTACGCAAAGAGAAATACCATGGGAAATTAACCATGCAGTATTGTAGTGGTTCTTTGCTGCCCATACTGTGCAGGGATGATTACGAAATGCACCTTTCTTGGTTGCATAGTATCCGCCATCTTTTTTAGGTAACGGAGCCCAATCATAATACCAGTCACTGTAGATGATAGATAACATCTGACAACATTCTAAAGGCATCTTGACGATGTGTTTGTCTGGTAGGACACATGCAGATGCACGGGGATCAGGATCAGTTACAAAAATGTTCATTCAATTAGGAGAGCAGGTTGATAATCATACTTGTCGCAACCACAGTCGTCGTTGATACAGCTCCATTCTAACGCCTTTGCGATGGTTGGGAACTGGCAAATGAACAATTGTTTAATCTCTGTTGCAATGTCCATGTGTTCCTTCTGTGTACCATTAGAAGAACGCAATTCGATATAATGTATCCAATTTCTAATATTGCCCGTCATGTACATTCTTGTAGGCACACAGAGCGGCAGCACATTTCTAGCACATTCCTTTGCAATACCAGAATCAAGCATTTCTTTATACAGGTTCATTCCCTCTTGGAAATGATGTTGCATCAAGATCTCATACTTCTGTCTGATGAATGGGTCAACATCATCAATAGAGTTCTGACGATTCTTAGTATCCTGAGACCTTAAGTCTGGCAGAGGAATCGTATCACCAAGAGTAGATGAATCTGCGTATCGTTGTGAAAATTCTTGGAATGTGAAAGACCTATGTCTTAGAATTTGAGCAGCGATGGCTCTGGTTGTGTTGATTTCTACAGTCATATGTGCCTGTTCAAAGACAGACCAATGACCATGTTGAATACAGTACTTTAACAGACCATCAACCTTTGGGTTTGATTGGTTATTAGGATTGCTCACCCGAGCAACATATCCCATAGTTGTTTCTGCATTAGGTGTAACAGAAATAAGTTTGATCATAGTTTAACTATCTTGATTATCAGGTAAATTGCAATCGACTTGAAGAATCCAATAGCAGGTAAACCAAAGAGAGGAACTAATGCAAAGTTCCAACAAGGCCAAATGAGCAGAGGAACCCAACAAAATTTGAGTGCCTCCGTGACAATTGACATGCCAAGTTCTTTATTCTCTTCCATCTCTGCTTCTTGTTTGAGCTCTTCGATCTTTTGATCGACTGCACTACCAAAGTATTCTTTCGGGTCGAAATTTAAGAAACTACTTTCGTTTCTTTTTTTCTTCTTTTTGTCTTGATCCATAAAGTTTAGGGTTAACTCGTCCATCTGCCCACTTCCAACCGAGGAAATCATATCGATAATTATCCCAGTAGTAATCAAACATGTCTGTTAGTTTACCTCTGGAAAGATCATATCGAACTGACCCATCGAGTTCATAACTCACTAGATATGCATCAGAAGGAAGTTCAGGATTCTTTGCATCTTCAGGACTACAGTCCTGTTGTAGTATAGTAAGATTATAGATCTGTGTCAAGAGCGTCCTCCCCATTTAACATCAGGAAAGGCTTCTTGAATGACTTTGAATGTGATTCTCTTATACTTTTCTGTCAGTTTCTTATCCTTTGCAAGGACTACAAGTTCTGCTTCATCTGCATGAAGACCTTCAAGCATTTGGATGAAGATCATCTCTCTACGAGTCTGTGAGAGTGCAGGATTACCACCCTTAAAGAAGTTGAACAGAAGACGGGACTCCTTCTCTAGGACCGTGTGTTCTGTACCCTTAGGGGCATCATTTTCCTTGTATGGTGGTCTACCAGAAGGAAGGAGAGACTGTATACTCTCATCATAGTTAATAATGAGAACAGATAACAGTGCATCCGTATTATGTTGTCTCAGTAAATCAACCTTTTCTGCTTTGGTTTTTGCATTTGATACTTTTTGCAGTACCTCACTAATCATTAGTCTCATTTCAGAATTCCTCAATTGTTTCTAGATGTTTGGTCAAACCATGCTTTACCAAATAGTTATACAACGTACTCTTTGGTGATGGAGTGACTGAGTAATACTCATTCAGAATGTCGTCTGCAACATTAGCTGGAATCTTTTCCAGGTCGATGAGTGTACTATTCCTTTCCCAGTTCTTCATCTGTTGTTCGTCCAGATGATCAGAAAGGTTTGAGTTCACAAGAATATTTAACAACTTTCTTGGAACTGGTTTTTGTCTCATACCAATAGCGAACGTGTCATCTTGAGAGAAGATGTTAGGAATACCATCACTCCTATCACCCTTGACAACATGTTCCATAATGTATATTTTAGGGTCAACTCCATCTACATATTTCTTTTGGACAGGATTGTATTGTTTAACAAAAGAATGCTTCTGAAGTTGAATGAAGTCCTTATCACCAGATAAGATCAGAACTTTGTCTGGTGGTTGCATATTGTTCTCAAGTCGTGTGTTGATGAGTTTCTGTTCCTTACATAGAACAGCAATGACATCATCAGCTTCTGTACCCTCTACAATTACCACCTTATAAGGGAGGTTCTCTTTGATCTCTTGTCGAACTTGATTAAGAACATCAAAGATACTATTCCAATCATGACCTGATTTCTCTCGGTCTTTCTTTCTATTGCTCTTATAATATTCAAAGAAGGAACGACGCCAATATCTTTTGGAGTCGTAACAGAGTACAAGATCTCCGTATTCCTTCCCGAACTTTCTTTTATAAGACTTCAAAGAATTTAGAACTGTGTGTCTAATCAGGTCAATAGTAAGTTCAGATCGATTGTTGATCTGAACCATCAGGTTAGAAATCATAACCTGATTCATGTCAATTAAAATCATAACAATTTAGTCTTCATCCTCATCATGGTTGAAATAATCATCTAGGTTTCCAGGGAAAAGTACACTTTGATCACTCAGTCGGCCATTTTCATCATACATTTCTGGATGGAAAAGAACCTTAGAGTAACTTGCATGGTCCATCCATTCATTATACCTTAAAGAAGCAAACCATCCAACTCCGATACCAATAATAAGTGTTGCAAGTGTGATCCATGCCGTGAAGAAAAGCGTAGTAGCATCCATTTGATAACTCTTAGAACGTTTACTTGGACTTTGATCTACCTCCCCTAGATCTCTCTGTAATATTTAGTTTCTGGGATTAAATCAAATTGTTTTCTCTAAGATAGTTAACTGTTTCATTGGCACCACCAATTATTTTTCCTTCAATCATAACTCTTGGGAAAGTTGCATCAGAACCAAACATGTTTTTGAATTCTTCTCTTTGAAAATCTTTGAGAAGTTTTCTCTCGGAATAAGCCCATCCTTTTGCAGTGAAGATCTTTTTGACCATATCGCAGTATGAACATCCATCGCGTGTGTAAATTTCAATATCCATTGGAACTCTCCTAATATAATACAAAACCTGGCTCGTGTCAAGCCAGGCAGGGATAAAAAAAAGAGGTCCGAAGACCTCTTGACTTATTTAG